ATATCTAATAATTTATTAGGTGTAACTTCAGTAGGTCCATACTTATCAACCAATTCATTAATAAAAATTTGTTCATTAGCTTTAAGATCTTCGACTCTGTCAAGTAAGGCTTCTCTATTCTTAACCATGTTATTAATAGCCTTTTGCATTACATCCATTTGTAAATGTATTTCGTCATATTCTTCAACGAACTTAATTAGCTTTGTTTTGTCTTCGTAATTCATAGTCCTAATTTTTCTTCAATTAATTTTAGTCTGTCGGTTAACTCTTTATTTTCTTTTTCTAACATGTCACACTTAGTAGATAATTCTTGTGTTGCTTTAATAAGAGGGGATATTAATCCCATATAAGATAAAGTATAATAACTTTCCGGTCTTTTTCCTTCTTCATCTTTTGGCTCAGGTGTCTTACTTACAAGTTCTGGAAATATGTCTTTTACTTCTTGTGCTATTAGACCTATTGATTTTCTTTGTAAATCCGGATTAGACTTCCAATTAAATTCCTTAACACATAATTTATTAATTGCTTTTAAACCTAAGTTAACAGGAATGTCTGCTATGTTAGTTTTTAGAAGTCTATCAGAACTATTAACAAAGTTTACATCTCCGTTAGCAAGCCTTGATACATTTCCATATACAATACTTGGACCTCCATCACTTGCAAATCTAGCAATAGTAGTAGATCCATTAAAATTACCTGACTTTACATATAAACCATATCCTTGAGCGTTCCAAACAGTCATTGCATATGATCGGTCATCTTCCCGAGTTGCATATAAATTTTGTACAGCTAAAATCTGGCCATCTCCACCACCTGGAGTACCGCCATATTCTAAAGGGTATGCTCCCCCGCCTGTAAATGGAGCATTGGTAGTTTGGTCTATTGCAAGTTGAGTTGTCATTCTTACTTGACCAC